CGACGTTCTGTACAGATGAAGTTGCGGAATGCAAAGAAGCAACAACAGCGAGAAGAAACCCGTGTTGCTCGTAAGCGCAAGAAGGTCAAAGACCTAACGGCTGCTGCCAAAAACATCGAAAATGCCGTGAACGGCAACAAGACCCGTGTTATAGACGCGGCTGACTTAGACATACTACCAAAAGCCGTAACGGACTTAATTGATGACACCCCTGTTATTTTCAAACCCAATGAAGGACCTCAAGAAGACTTTCTTTCGGCTTCCGAACAAGATGTACTCTATGGGGGAGCCGCTGGTGGCGGCAAGTCGTTTGCTCTACTTGCTGACCCCCTACGCTATTGCCATAATACCAATCATCGTGGGCTACTTCTAAGACGTACCCTCGACGAACTAACCGAACTCATCGACAAATCGAAGCAGCTATACCCCAAGGCTTTTCCCGGAGCTATCTTCCGCGAGTCAAAGTCGACGTGGGTGTTCCCGTCTGGTGCAACCATGTGGTTCACGTATCTCGACAGGGACAAGGATGTTACCCGTTTCCAAGGACAGGCGTTCAACTGGATTGGTATCGACGAAATAACCCAATACCCAACAAGCTACGTCTGGGATTATTTGCGTTCTCGTCTTCGCTCCACAGACCCTGAATTACAAAGTAGCCTAACCATGCGCTGCACAGCTAACCCCGGCGGTGTTGGCGGCTGGTGGGTTAAGAAAATGTACATTGATGCCCACGAACCAAACAAGGCGTTCGGGGCCAAGGACCTAGAGACGGGCCGTACTTTCGTGTGGCCTGAAAACCACCCAAAAGCGGGTCAGCCTCTGTTCTACCGCAAGTTTATTCCAGCACGGCTGACTGATAACCCCTTCCTGATGGCAGATGGTCAATACGAGGCCATGCTTCGGTCACTCCCAGAAGTCGAGCGTAGACGGCTTCTCGAAGGGGATTGGGATGTTGCGGAGGGAGCCGCCTTCCCCGAATTTTCAAGGACACGACATGTGGTCGAACATTTTGACCTTCCCACGAACTGGCCCCGCATACGAGCCGCCGACTACGGCTACTCGTCGCCGTCGTGTGTTCTGTGGGGTGCTATTGACTGGGATAACAATATTTGGGTTTATCGCGAATTATACGTAAAACACTTGACAGCAGAACAATTAGCTGATAAAATATTAGAATGTGAAGAGTTAGACCCTACACCACACTACACGGTCTTGGACTCTTCCTGTTGGAACAAAACCGGATTCGGCCCTTCAATCGCAGAAACTATGATGAGGGCCGGGGTTAGGTGGACTCCCTCAGACCGCAACCGTCTTCAAGGAAAAATGGAACTACACAGGCGGCTTGCTGACGACCCTTACTCCAACGAACCCCGTATGCGGATTTTTTCCAGTTGTAAGCATATCATTGCACAGCTATCAGGCATTCCACTCTCCAAAACTAACAGCGAAGATGTAGACACGCGAGCAGAGGACCATGCCTATGATGCGTTGCGATATATGGTTATGACGCGAACATCTGGTTATCAATCTATACATAAAACGCTTCAGGGGATAAAGGACCAGACCTTTAAACCTTATGATGCTACCTTTGGATACTAATGGCTGACCTCGACCCCAAAACCGCTACTCTCCGTGAAGTTGCTGAATCCTACGCTGAGAAGTCGAAGCGGGGTAAGGCGTTTGTTACTTCTTCATTACAATTCTTTAAAGACATTGCAGATGAACCCGGCTCCGCCCTACGGCTGTTCGAAAAGGACCCCGAAGGAAACACCCTTCTTTCAAAGACCTTTAAAGGCACTGAGGATACATCGACTGTAAAGACAGCGATGCAAAACCTTCGCCAAGTCGGTTTAACCTTGAAGGGTTCGCTTGGTCCTGACACACCAGAATACAAGCTGTTGCCAGACAAGGCTCCGAACACAGATTTAAACAATCGTATCTTCGGACGTAGCGAACCGGCAAAAGCCGTATCAGAGGTTGCTATCAACCCAGATAAAGCTAAGATGAGCCAACTGTTCGCGGGTGTCGCCAAGTATCTTGACAACCCTAACACCAGAGCTATTGCCCAAGCAATCATTTTTAACCTCAATACCGGTCTTCGTCCTAACGCTGCTGCCGGTCTTCAGGTAAATGCCTACAAGCCAGACAGCGGTGCAATCTACATCGAAGCAGAAACTAAAGGTGCCAAGGGTCGCGCTGTGAACATCCCTTTGAACCCGATTGCAGATAGCATCTTACAAGAAAACCTAGCTGCTGGCAACAAAGAAAACTTTTTTGTCAAGCCAAATGGTAAAGTTGTTACATCTGCAGACATGACAGACTTGTTAAAAGATGTCAAGGTCAAGGATATTGCTTTTGATGCCAGTACAGGCCGTTATTTCGACAGCTTGGCTCCTGCAGGATTCTCTGGTAAGAAGGGTTCAGCCCTTATACGTAACATCCACGCTACTGTGGGTCAATCAATTGGTATAGACCAAGACCGCCTCGCTTATTTGCAAGGTCGTAGTCTAAAATCAGCCGGTAAGAGCAGCACAGGTGAACTGACAACTTATCAGCAGGCATTTCCGGGTGCAGTTGGTGAGGTTGACCGCCAGAATGCCAACATGTTCGCAGAATTTTGGGGAACTGCTGCCAAGGATGCCGGTTTCGATATCCAATCCAAAATCCCGATGCCAGAAACTCGCATCACAACCCAAACCGCAGGATATGAGGGCTACTTTGACCTTCCGGTTCGCGAAGAGGTTCCTGTTTCGAAGCCAACCAGCGCATCGCCTGAACCAAAGACATTTGATGACTTATCTGACACCACAAAAGGTTTTTTAGACCGGAACGGTATCGACTTCAATAATTTGATTAAGAACTTTGGCAAGAAAACTCTCAAGGTAGTAGGTGGCGCATTGGCTATAGAAACGGTTCGCCAAGCGGTTCAAGAACCTGCTGCGTTTGCTGCAGAAGTTGGATTAGAAACAGGCGCACGGGCTTTAGGTCTTGCTGCTGCCCCAGCCGCTGCAGTTCCGATGATGCTCGCTCCTAGCGAACTAGCTTCAGGCGAACTCCGCCCCGAAGAGCAGCCGTACGACCCCGCTGGTCCCTACGCCGGACAAGACTTCATCCCTGCCCCAGAAGTAGAGCAGCAGGGAACTTCACGAACAGACATGGCACGTATCGCCACAGAAGATACGGGATTTATTCCCGAACCTGACAGGGTTCCTCAAGCCGCCCCTGTTGAAGAACAAGGCTTTTTATCTAGATAAGGAGAGTACCATGGATAAGATGGGTGCCGCTTACATTATGAACTCCGACAAAACATCTGTTGATGACCAAGGTGGTGCAGCCAAGCTGTATCGTGAAGGTCTTGAGTTCAACACAATGGCAAAGCAAGGCGTTCTAACTGAAGACATGCCGAAGAAGATGACTAAAGCGGCAGTTGACCCTTCAGTGATGAAAATGGCTGAAGAACGCGACTACTAAAATCAGATGTCAGAAGATAACTTTCTCCAACCAGCCGACGACACTACAGTTTCGGTTCACGCCCCAGAAGAGCAAATGCCGGGGCTGGCTGCATATGTAAAGTCACGGTTCGAAGATGCTGAGAACGGGCGATACGCCCACGAACAGCGTTGGCTTCAAGCCTACAAGAACTTCAGGGGTATCTACGATTCAACGACCCAATACCGTGATTCAGAACGGTCGAAGGTCTTTGTTCGTATTACCAAGACAAAGGTTCTTGCAGCGTTTGGTCAAATCATCGACATCCTGTTCGCAAACAAGAAGTTTCCTCTTGTTGTGGAAGCTACTCCCGTACCGGAAGGTATTGCAGAGTTTGCTCACATGGAGACTCCATTGGACCAGATGCAACCTCAAGACCCCTACGGGTTTTCAGGTGATGGTCGCGAACTGGCTCCGGGTGCTTTGAGTGCAAAACCCGGCGGTGATTTTCTTGGTGGACTATCCGGCAAGTATGGACAGCTTCCACTAGCTGAAGGCCCCGCCCTCATGGGGGAGCCTCAAATCAGTCCTGCCCAAGAAGCTGCTCTTCGTATGGAAAAGGTTATTCACGACCAGCTAACTGACACGAACGCAGTCAACGTAATGCGTAACGCTGTGTTTGAATCTGCCCTTTTGGGTACGGGTATCGTAAAAGGTCCATTTAATTTCTATAAGCGTGTTCACAAATGGGAACGCGGTGAAGATGGCGA